CGTTCCCATTTAGGGGTCCATGTATGATAAGGTGCTATTGGCTCACTCATATCCACGGGAATGTCTACCTTCAACTGTTCCATCTATAACTCCTATCAGACTCACACGAGCCTACAACTATTGTAACATGTGATATGAGGCTCTATAAGAGGTGGCATTAGTTTTTAAGTTAAGTGTTTTTTGCTATTAGATATAACTTAACCATATTAACAATTAAATCAGAGACAATTGAAATATTGTTTATATTTTTCTTAAGTTCATTATATTGGATATGTAGTATTATGTAATAACATATCAACATGCAATCATCTACGTGATGTGATAGGTTAACTGGTATTTCCTGTACCATTTTCTCATATGAGGTTAACCAATTAGGAATTTCCTTTACTAGTACACTGTCAACTTCATCGTATATGTCAATCCCAAAGTTTACACCTCCACCTACACTAAATCTGTTTAGTGAATTTACGTACAGTTTAATACCAGTAATTTCATTGTTTATGTTATTAAGTATTTTCTCGACATGCTCTAGGTTTATTTTTAATTTCACTACCATTTTTCTTCCTATTATTCAACGCCCAACTGAGCATCTAATATGATGATAACAACATAGTCACCAAATAGAGCTAACCACACACATCATTCTCAGAAGCTATTGCAGTCTCATCTGATGGATATGCTCTCAGACGCTCAACAGCCGCTTCTGCCTCTTCAATGTATCCATCAATTACTGGATTCACTACATTCACATAAAATCGCAATCCACCAAACTTCTCCTTTACCTGATCTACCCTAAAGTCTATCTCAGAGTGAGATAATAGATATAACTCTATACGCTCACTCAACCTATCTATTATCGGCATCCAATCCGCAGGACTATAAAAGCCACACTGAATAGGATACTTGTATACCCTCGGATACTTAGTCTTCAATTCACTGTAGTCAAATACATTTTCCCAATTCATGGCAATTCAGTCCCTCCACCTAATAATACTACTTTATACAATAGAGTCCGTCAACAGTTCTTAAAACTATATGGAAAGTACATTTCCAAGTCAATTATAGAACATGGATTAGCTCCGGCTAGTAGGGAATTAAAGATCTCCCATTTCCTAGCAAGGCTCCACTTAGGCTTGAATTCTCTATTCTGGTTATTGATGAATCTATCGGCTAGACGCAAATTAGATATGCGATTATCTAACTGATTCCTATTAATATGATCTAGTTCATTATCAGGCCATTCTCCATAGTAGAGAGCATACGCCATTCGGTGAGCTTTCAATGCAATCCCATTATGTGAGATTGTCAAATATCCTCTACTGTCTACGAATCCTATTTTCTTATAGGAACTGCCAGACACTTTTAGGATCTCACCCGTATCTGGGTTATACCTATAATTCAAGATCAATTCAGGTAGTGGGATTTCGTTTGCTGAGAATGTCGAGTCGCTCATGTAGGTATTCTAACAAAGTTTTTGTGATTTGTGTTGACAAACTGTTCGGACAGGCGTACACTTAGCCCCCTCTAAAAATAAATCTCTGAATCTAATAGCAAATGCCAAATTATAAAAATAGTAATAAATTTACTGCACGAATCTAACTTAAAAATTTGCACAAATTTTACACATTAAAAGATCCGAATTCTTGGAAATTTCAAAGCAAATGCAGTTTCTCTATTCTCTGATACTTGCATCTTTTGTACAATTACAGTACTCACTCATAGAGTCTTTCAGGTTCTCTCCGGGTCTATTAGCATCTCTCCGGGTCTATTAGCATCTCTCCGGGTCTATTAGCATCTCTCCGGGTCTATTAGCATCTCTCCGGGTCTATAGGAGATTGTGAGTGTCTACTAGTGTTTAACAGGTAGATGCCAGATTCCAGCTTCTAAGCAATCTTCTAGTAGGAGTTTGCTTATGCTTGCGAGCGATCCATCTGGTTCGAATTCTACGCATGGGATTAGTTGTGAGATTTTGGTTAGTGGGTATAGTTTGCCTAGTGCGAAGATGAATCCTTTGGTATCATCTTTATCCATAGGCGCTATTCCAGTATATTCATTTTCTTTTACACGGTGGAACTTGACATGATTGTTATTGTAGTAGTTGACGAGTTTATCTAGGTCTGTCATGGTTTAGAACCATTCTTCGCAGAGAAGGATGACTTTCTTTTCTTGTTCGATTCGGATATAGTCCACCGTAGATCTTCCTAGGAAATCTCGATTGGCGTATTCTACCTTATAGTCTTCGGTGATTTCGCCTATATCTATTAGTCCTTGGATTACCTGAATAAGTGTTTTGGCTTTCATATGTTATTTCTTTACTCTTTTACACTTTGGGTGAATTCCTTTGGATATAAAGAATTCGGTATTGCCATCTGGTAGATAGTTAATTGGGAATCCACCGTCTAAACAGTGCCAGTAACTCGAAGGGCATGAGGTGAAGGCGTCGTCGTGATCCCAAGCATTATTATAGGCGAATGGGCATTCTCCACATGATTTGACTTCTTTGGTGGTGGTTACGTTGAATGACTCACTCATGGTATTCGTCGCTCCAGTCTTCTACGGTATTAAAGTATTTTCTAGTTTGGGCGATGTCATCTTGTGTGATTTCCATATTATGTGGATCACTGTGCCATTCTCTTCGGTGTCTCACAATTCTGAGTTCGCGTTGTCTGAGGATTTCCTTTACAGCCGTTTCTTTGCTGACCTGATTTTTATTTTCTTTGCTAATGAGATAATTGAAGGCGTCTCGAACAACCGAGAATTCATCATTCTCTAATTTACTTGCAATTGCAAGTTTGATTTTCTTTTTCTCCATTAATTGGAGATCTTTGGATTCTAGTGCATTGATGAGTTGTGCGATGGATTGAGTATTCCAGTTTGGCGAGTCTGTGATTATCATTGGTATTCCTTAGAATATGTTTAGTGATACCTACTTAGGCTTTTTAGCAAGGAATATAGTATCGCTCTCTATATCGGTGTTCCAAATCCATGAACCGTCTGATTTGAGGTGGATAATATTTCCGAGTGTATCTCTTAGTAGGAACTCTGAATAGCTAGACTCTAAGATTACGGATAATTCTCCATTCTTTGAATAATTCATGATATTTTGATAGTATTCGGCAGAATAGTCTTTACATCCAACAATTGAAAGAATTGAGAGCATTATTAGAAATGTCTTTTTCATTTGGATTATTTTCCTATTGATTGGGTTTTCTGGAGGAGAATTCTCAGATCTCGAATAAAATCTGAGCATCTTTCGCGATTGCAGAAATTTCCGAATCCTTCGATTGAATCTACTGGATGGCATCTCATTTGTTCGTTGAAATATTCTTTTTGTGATTCGTACTTTTCTATTAGATCGAGAATTGTTTCTTTATGCATTTATCACATCCTTTTTGAGTTCTTCGCACCTATAGACATAGACCATTACAGTACCTCCAACCAGTAAGATACTACTTTGCGTCTGGACTGTCAGCTAGAAAATACAGAAAAGTAGTGATATTCCCGATACGATCATCCCACAGAACAATTTCACTAGGATCGAATTTGTCTCTGGGAGTGAATCTCTGTATAGTGGATATGTCGCATATGCTAGTAATACGCTAGTGAAGATTATTCCTGTGAGTATTGTTAGTATTGTTCGAAGTAATGAAGGAGTTGGGATGGCTGGAGGTGTTAGGTCATTATTAAGGTTGAAATTATAGAAGAATATGAACATCTCACTCACTCCGCATTTTCATTGGATCTGCTGGCATGTAGCATATTTCTTTGACGGTAGATCTCTTAACTCTATATTTGATGATAGGTTCGGTCCAAATCTTAATTGCATCCTCTGGTGGATGATATTCGCTTGAGAGATAAGTGATAGTGTTGTTCACTTTTCTCCCATCGTTTCTTCTCTCTACGTTGGCTCTGCAAGCGTCTGGATTGTTCTCGAAATAGATCTTTTCTATTTTAGCTTCTCGTTTAATATGAGTTTTGACAACTTCATCAAACAAAGCCATTGAAATTGCTGTGCAGAGATTACAATCGGCCAATACGACCAGCCCACCAAATTCTACGCAGGTATTGATGAATCGATCAACATCCTTTACGGTGAGAATGTCATCGAACACTGCATTGTAGTTGTCTGTGCTATTCTGGATATAGGTAGTCTTACCGGAGCCGGGGAGTCCGATAAGAACCCTAATTGTGAGCCAGTCGTATTTTTCAGGCATTAGATGATTCCTGCGTCTGAGAGATCCTTGTAAAGCTGATCGCAGTCGATATACTTGTAACCATACTCGGTGTAATTGCCGTAGTATTCGCGGTCGCAGTATTCGGTAGTGCTCCAGTGAATGGAATTCATCAGATTCTTGTACTTCAGGAATGAGATGTTTGGGGCAATCTCTTCGAGGAGACGGTCGAATTCAAGCACTTCTGCGTCATTCGCTTCTCTTCCGGTGCTGTAGCTGGATGCGATTCCTCCCCAGCAACTACCACCACTGGCACCACCTAGATTCACTTCACCATATAGATACTTCTTGTTCCGATCACGGTCGATCTGGTAGCAGGAAGAAGCGTGGTTGTTGAAAATCTCGGTGAATGTTATCAGGTCCATGGATCACCTCCAGAGAACAAGATACTATGCAGTAGCTTGAGTGTCAACCTTTTCAATACGGAACTTGTCTCCGTCGATGTAGTAGTACATTTTATCGTGTCTATTATATTCCACTTCGTAAATTGCGACGTACTTAATTCCATCTACAAAGAATTCTTGCCTGTATTCGGAATCTCCGCAATTATATGCACCTTGGCAGTCTTGGAAGGCTCTCTTGTTGAGTACATCTTCTAGCTCATCTTCAGCGGCTTCTACTGAAGGGAATACATTGTTCTCTGCTGAGGTATTGAAGTCGTACAGCGCCTTCTCAGCGGCTTGTAGGGCCTTCCTAGCTTCATTGACTGCGAGTTCTAGAGTTTCTTTAGTGTTCATTGTTGTATCTTTTCGTTTCTTCGGTGTATTGTTTGCAAATGTGAGGCTCACCTGAAATTAGGACTAGTCTCATTTTCCCGTTCAGCCGTTTCCATCTCAGACCATATAGTCCACAATAGTCACATGAATCTTCGAGAAAATGATAAATGTGTGAATTGATCCATTTCAGGTGTTGTTCATTAGTCATCGTCTACTATTGAATTGGGGGGTTCAATTCTATTTTCTTCTTCTTTTAGGTATTCGTTCAGATCATTGAGTAGAGTTTCAAATATCTCATTAAGATCTTTTCGAAATGATTCTGGTTGATTTACTATTTTTAGCTTTTCGCTATTTCCGTCAGATTTAATCATATAAACTCGATCCAGCCCTATAATGTCTTGGTCGAGATTTCCATCTGCGATGAATACCATTAGATTGAGTTCGTGTAATTCTAGAGTATTCTCTAGGCATTCTATGAGTGCTTCATCAATCTCAGTATTTTCGAAGTGATCTACTTCAATACTAATTGATTTTACGAGCTTATATGTCAGATCGCCGCCTGTCTTTTCGACTTTAGCAATTAGTGCCATTGAGAAGAGTTTGTCCATGGTGTTTTCCTTTGGTTTATTTGGAGAATGTGATTCGAAGAAGGTATTTGATGGATTGTATTACACCATCTATTATTTGTTCTTTGCTTTTCTTGTAATCTTCGTAAAATACTAGTATTTTGATTGAATAGTATAGTGCGATAAATGGAATTGTTAATATGCTCAAGAATGCAATTATTCTAGCGAAGAATCTATGTTTAATCCAGAAGTCTTTCAGATCTAGATTAGATTCTTTCATACACTCTCTCCCTCGATTTGAATTCCTAGAGTATGGAGTTCTTTGATTCTCTGCTCTTTACACGAGAGAATATACTTTGCTGAATCGTCTTGTAAACTACCGAGTGCTATTAGTAGAATACCTTTTGCTTCCTCAAATGTGATCTCTTTATCTTGTGAGAATTGAGCAGATGCTACATTTAATTGCTGGAACGACATGTCTTTTCGTATCGTACTGGCTACGTCGAGGAAATCTTCGACACTCATGTTCTGAATCATTATCTGTCATCCATTGCTACGCAGATAGCTTTGGCTAGTTGCGTATTATAGTTCTTGGCCATATTTTTCAACACAGTATTTCCCGCGACTATACAAGCTGTTTGAGTTCTGAATCCGGGAACTTGTTCTAAAGTGGGAGAAGTTCTATAATCCCTATGTGTCCATAGAATGATTAGAGTCCAAGTTGTCAAGACCATTTTAAGCTCCTTTTCTTTGGCAGACATGTACTTCTCCATTATCATTATGGAGTCGCCATTTAGGTTTGCCTGTAAATTCACCGTTTACTCCATCGATGTCAACCCAATGGAGATCTTCTTCACCGCAACGCTTACATACTTTAGTGTTTATACGACTGGCATAGTATTCATCATCGTAAGGATCAGGTTCCATGTATTCCATCGTTCAATCCTATAGGATAGCATTTATTAAAGGACACACATTTATCTCCTATACACTCATCATAATATGGACATTCTTGTGTCCATCCACATTCACAATGAAAAGGTTCTACTTGAACCTCAAATGGATCTTGATACACCGATACCCACTCTGCATTCGCAGTGCCTCCGCATCTTGGGCATTTTGCAGTTGGTTCATCATATCTAGATATTTGTTCGATCTCTAACATTAGAGTTTAATCGTCTGTGAGAAAAATGAATTTCTGTATTCTTTGGAGAATATATACTTGACGAAATGGATAGGGAATACCAGAATATTATATAGAAAGGCGGCTCTCAGTATATTTTTGCATTGAGTATACTCCTCATGAGTCATAAGATTGCTTTTGCATACTGGACATTCTTTATTGATGTATTCGGGGTATTGTTCAAATTGAACATTTTCGTCTCTATATCCGCACTCGTGGCAATTAATTGCGCTTATTTTGCATTCTACTGCTTTGAATAGACTAGGCATTTGGTACCTCGGGCATTGGCATGATGATTGTTGGGTACATGAACATAAAGCTAACATCCATTTCGCCAGTTCTATTACCTTTTTCATCTCTAAAAACACTAATAGGACCTGCGGAGGTCCATTCGATTTCATTGCCTCGCTCTTTCAATTCATTGGCTATTCTCTGATAGTCTTTTCCGATTATCTCGTAAGTTTCGCCTTCTCGATAACGTGCAGGAATAAACGCATCATCTGGTTTAGGTTCATGGAATACAAATCCACTATTCGGAATTAGCGGGTAACAAGAATTCAGAACAATCTTCCGTAGAATGGGATTCTTGATATTTCTAAGAGTCTCGTGGAATCTATCAAGCACTTTCATCTGAATCACTCACTGGAATACATGCAATCTCGGTCGAGTCGGGGCATTTCCATTCATATGTTTCCCTGACGTACTGAAGGCTCTTAATGAGCGCATCAAGGAATGAGCGGGTGCCATCCTCTTGAGCGATAGTATGCCCGCCAATCGTAAGCCAGACACCCCATTGGTCACGATCAATGTTTAGGATCTCAACCTGATTATCTCCAGTGTCAATTACGAGTTTAGCAATGACATCATCAGGCTCTTCGAGAACTTTAACTGTATGTGCTGTTCTTGGATGACCGTATTGGTCATATTCAAATATCGATGCCGGATTCATTTTTTGGATTCCTTAGCGTGTAGATTGTATACAATTCCATTTCGACTGAGGATTGAATCTCCATAGAAGTAAATGGAATCTTGAATATATTCTCCAGAAGTTCGGTCGAAATGTCCTAATCCGTGAGATATTGAATATTTCTTAACATCTGAATCTGAGTATGCTCTCATACACGATACAATAGAACCAGCAGTAATAAAACTTACCAGCAGACCCCAGAAAAATCCAAAGATTATATCTCTGCTAGATTCTTGGCTCATGATTATTTCCACAGTTCTTGAAGTTGTTCATGGGCGAGCATCATAATTACATCAGACGATCCCGCATTTCTAATAGACTCGTGAAATCTGATAGCATATTTGAGAGAATGTTCTAGCCAAACCAATGAAGGGTCTTTATTTTCAATAAGTTCTTTTAGTTTATTGAAATCCAGATGTCTGTCATCGAATGTATTATCTGGAATTACCTCATTGCTTCTGAACAGATCTATTTCATTATTGTCGTTCGTTCTAAGGATTAAGTCTCTCATTTTAGATTACTCCTTACTCCCTAATAATTCTATTTGTTTTTCCATTCTAATACGAGCCTTGATTTGAATTGCACTAACAAACATGTCAGTTGGCATTCCATATAATGGGCAAGTGTCAAGTTTAGATTTGCTCATATGACATCTTGCGCGAGAAAAGAATTGACTAGATTGATCTTCTGAATCTTCAATATGTCTACCTAGACATGCGCGATCAGTAACTCCGCAGATGCAATACGACTTGCAATCGCCGGAAAGCCTTGTATCATAATCTTCATTGATAAGTCCTTGGCAGGTTTTCCCTACTTCTGGGATGTAAATATCAGGTTTCATTTTTGTCTCCTTAATCGCTGAGATGTTCATCAAAGATTATTTTAGCTTCACCATTCCATTCGACTTCTATAATATCCCAATTATTGTTTGGCATGTCGGGGAATTTCTCTAAGGCAAGGCCAAGTGCAACTTCAGCAGTTTCAGCTAGTACCGTGCATTTTGAGGTTTCAACATATCCTCTAAAGGTCATATCATTTACACAATTGAAAATTTTCATCTCAGGCTCCGGGGTCTATTCGAATTGCAACTTCGGGTAGATCTTTCATTGGCATCCGCATCATTTCGCTGGCTCGTTGCAATGCGTTCACTTTATTTCTTTCTTTTCGGGGGTGATCGAGAAATAAAATGTGCTACTATTCTGTATTGCCAATTCGTAATAGTAAATCCAATTATCAACAGTTCTTGTTAGACCTTTGAAGATTGTATTCAACCCTAATAGAAATGCCTCGTGTTTATGTATTTCTTTTGTTTCGTTGCCGAGATTAGTGATTTGTTGTTCCAATCTTCCAATTTCACATATCAACTCTATAGCTGCATTTGATGGAGTTAATGAATACTCTCCTATTGGATATTCATTGATTTTCTCATTTTCAATTAACAGAATTTTCGCTTTAGATATTTTCTTTTCGAGTAATTCACGCATAGTCTTTCTATTATATGCTATATTTGCAGGTTGAAATGTCTGATAAAAGTCTTTCATGGATGTCTTACCCTAATAGTAGAATCATCAATTCTAATGAGTGAATCTTGAGTATACTTGGCAGTCTTTGAATCATAGTGTGCTATTCCATGATCGAGCGAGAATTGTTCAAGTCTCGTGGGTGTGTTATTTGAATAAGCAACAATGCCCAATGCAAAACAAAAACCCCAAGAAAACCCCACGCCGACATCACCCCAGTTGAATTTCATATTGGCTCCTATTATACCAGTTTAAGGAATTTCTTAAGTGGATATTCGATCTTGTCGAATAGGTTATGGAATATCATCAGTGCAATTCCAATCATAAGTCCCAACGTAAACCCTAGTATAGCATTACCCATTGTTATTTCCTTAATCGAGTTCGAAGATTTGTGGTAGTTGCTGTGAGAGTACGTGTCCCCAGCAATTTCCTATTTCGTTATGATGAATCAAGAGTCCGGCGTAAATTCCACTACCTCGGGAGAATCCACCTAGTTCGGAGTCAGGACACCAGCCTAGCGGCTCTCCTACGGGGTCGGGACCCATCGAGACGTATGGTAGGCCCGCATTAGTGCAATGTTCGTTTGAGCGAAGCCTGACGCCGCTTATGCGGTAATCTTCGAGGGTCTTCATGCTAATGCTTTTTGATGATGAGTGTGGTATCGTTTAACTTGACTAGAGAATCCATAACGTATTCCCCGTTTATCTGATCGTATCCACCAAACCCATGGGATATTGAGTAATTCTTTAGTTTGTCTTCGTGTAACATTATGAAACAGAGAAGTGTGAGTATCCACCCTACAATCATACCTAGGGAAAATGCTGAACTATTATCCATTTCTTATTCCTCAATCAAATTGAAGAGTTTCTTGAGGCGATATTCAATCTTATCAAATACCTTCGCGTATATTAAGGTAATAACCGCGCTGATGAATAGGAGAAAGATTCCTTGAATCAAATAGAAATCAGCGGCGGCGCTTGCATTTCTAAAACACATCTTTGAGTGATTAGTTCCTGCAAAGAATATTGCAATCGCATAGCAAGTTAGGGAAATGACGCAAAACATAATATCAATTCGTCCCATCAAATCAATAACATTCTGAACAATGTTCTTGAAAATTCTCTTGTAATTGACGGTCATTGGATTTAGCTTCTTAATAGAAAAACTAAATTCACTTGGAGTTCTGTGTTCTCGCCTCCACTTAATGCCTCGAATACCCCGTTGGATATTATCAACTAATTTTGCAATCAAAACACCTGCAACACATGATAGAAATGCAGTAGCAAGTATTAAGAGGAAGTCAATTGCGACAGTGAAGCAGATGTTCATCGCCTTATTGAAGGCTACATCAGTACCACAATCTCCAATTGGAGATGAAGGTTGCTTGAAGATAAGGGTGATAATCATTGCAATTACGCTAATGATTACGGTTGTCCAGACAATTCGTTCTTCAGTTTTCGAGTTCATTCTTCTATCTCCTGTTTAAGTCTATTGAGGTCTTCGATGATGCAGTTGCACACATTAGCACCTTCAATTGCAGATGCCTTAGCCGCTAAATCATCATTCATTTTGATTTCTGCTCGGAAGTACTTTCGTTCATTCTCATATTTTGCTATGAGTTCATTTAGTTTGGCTATCATTCCACTTCATTCTCTAATATTACTGCTTGGCAATAGCGATTAACATTGGAACAGTAAAACGGATGTCCATGTAGTTTCCATTTTGGATTATCCATTTTCAATTCCCATAATCTTTGCGGCACTTGTAAGAGTAGTGATTTCTGCTTCGATATTAGTGATTTTTCCCTTTAGATTTAAGATCTCAGTTTGCGCATTCGCTATCTGATTATGTAATTGTTCAATTCGTACACGTTGAGAGGCAATTATATTGACTCGCATTTGAATATGTTCCGAGATGTTTGTTGTCATTGGAGTTTCCTTATTTGAGATTAAATTGTTAGGTTCGATTGACTGAGCCTTGTGCATTTCGACAATCTGCCTATCGTGAGGAGATGGAATTCGATGATAGGGTCTGTCAAAAGATCCAGTATATGGAGTGACACATTTAGCTCTTAGGTGGAATATTCGTTCGTTTGATTCCTTAATATATCGGAATTCGAGTCTACCTAGTCGGCAGATGTATGTTCGAGTATTTCCACTCCATTTACCTAGGCTGTAATCATAGCGTGGCAAATTAGAATATGCATATACTTTACCGGAAGAATCAATTGCGGCGAATTTCAGTACTTCCCACACATCCTCTTTCAAAGAAATTGCGATCAGGTGGGCGACTAGCTTTTCAGGGGATTCTATATATTCGATGATGTCTCTGACATTGTACCCCATCGAATTGAACTTCTCTACTTGCTTCGTAGAATAGTGGTTATTGTTTTTTGTTATTGAAACTGCAAACAGATGGAATGGAATATCTCGGCTTCCAACTTCAAGCGAAGAGATCATACCTGTGCGATCAATCTTCAGAAATGAATTACCTCGTAACAGTTCACCTAATCTAGGAGTACGAGTAAATTCATCAACAATTGAAGTAAGCACTTTCCTGACGAAGACCATTGTATAATCCTTTTTTTACTTTTTGTTGCCGTAGAAATAGAGTCGTTTCTTTTCATGAAACATGGCCGTATCCGAAGGACTGATTTCGAATTCGTTAAGTCTGATTGTAGGTTTGCTGTTGCCATACATTATATAGGTATCGACTGTTTTACAATACTTGTTATGTATTACCTGTAGCTGATATTCTTTGGCTTTTTCTGCGATTTCACTCGCGCCATCATATTCATCATCAATGTCTTCATTTTCTGTGCGACTTCCCTTTGGACCTCGATCCTTGAGCATTGCATTTGTCGCACTATCGATTGATTTGTAAGCACTAGCCAATTCAGTGTTATATGCAACCTTAACTGAATCAGAAATAACACATTCAGTTCCAGTATATTCAATAGTGGTTTCGTTACAACCAGTGAGAATTGCGCTGGTGATGAATAACACAACAATCGAGAGAATCTTATTCATTTGGAACTCCTTTGATGATTAGATATTTGGCATTGTATAGGGGTGAATTGTCAAGCACAGTCATCAAATATGCAGGCATTCCGTGTCCGGGGATTTGATCCGCAGTGTAGCCAGGAACTTGGCGACTCTTGCGCGACAATTCAGGGAAATCTTTGCAGATTTGACATTCTGCTGACTTCCAGTGTATATTCTGAGTATATGTTGGTTCTTTGAGGAATCGAATTTGAATCTCTTCACCTTCTTCAAAGGATCTGAAGCGAGGCTTGAAAGGGATTGGTTTCTCGATTGTCATAACGATTCTTTCCTAGTGTAATGGCTTCGATTGAATTCGGTGTATGAGTTGGATTCTTCATCGAAATCGTGAGGGATGAATACCAATGGCTTTCCCATGTGCTGATTGAAGAACAATCGGAGGAGTTCCATTGTCTCTTCTTCGCCAGTATAAAGAGCTTCGCATCCTCCGAATCCTTGTCCAATCCAAACATAGAGCTTGGTTTCGCGGCAGGCTACTATATAAGATGTACTCATCATACCTCCGAGATGAACCTACTCACAGTAAGATACTATAGATTTCGCCTACAGTCAACTAAAAAGGAATGTCGTCGTCTAGTTTTTTGGCGAAGTCAGCGTCTTCTCGTGCTATATCTCTGAGCTTATCGGCTAGTTCCCATAAACCATCTGGTCCGTATTTCGATAAGAGCGCCTCGAAATCAAACTCTTCAAACTTACGAGGTTCGGTTTGAGCTTGATCGAATTTACGCGAGTTGGTTACCCAGAAATCATCCATTACTTAACATCTCCTTTTGAAGTTTGTCGAGTTCTTCGTCCGACAATGTCTCCATCGTTTCGAAGAACTCTTTAGTATTAGCCATGTACAATGAGGACTCGCCTGAAATACAAATATGAGATGCATAACTTTTCATTGTTACATGAAAGTCAGTACATAGCATTTGAATTGCAGTGTCACTGTCAACTTGAATTAATGAGTTCATCTGATAATCTCCCCTAACCTAATCAATTCTTCCTCATAGTATTCTCTGAATTCAAGTTTCGTATCGTAATCGCCATTCGTAAATTCGCCCCATATTTCTTGCATTGCGTCAACTGCTTCTGGAGAAGCTGAGTTCATTTTCGATTTTAATCCACCATAAAATGGATAATCAAAATCTGGATAGAATCTCAGATATTCTCGGTGCTTCCATAGATGGTCAATTATCTGATCGAGTTTCTTTCTAGTCATCAGAATATCCTTGTTAGAATGACGAGAACTCCAGCCGCTAATAGCAGGAGAATCATGAGTGCAGTCCATCCTTCATTTGCCATTCTTGCGGCAATAGTTATATCATTTCCACATCGAACACATTTATTGTTTGGTGTTGAAATTGATACTCTAATCTTACAATTAGGACATGTGAATGGATATTCGTATCTAATTCTAGACATTGTCCTTATATTCCGATAAAGGTGAGTGAGGAGCGCATAGAAATGGAGATGGGTAAAGAGTTGTAAGCACTTCACTATTTGAAATTTCAGGTAATGACTTCATCATTTGAGTGATGCATTCAGTACTTGGATGGTATGTATTATGATCTACTTTAACTGTTCCGCATGGATATATGGAACTCTCTAGGTCGTCAGATTCCGTTCCGCAGAAAGGGCACTTATTCATTTACTCAACTCCAATATGAAATCAGTAAGAGCCATTCGATAGTGGACTTGCTCAGGCTCTGAATCGTCAATCAATTCATTTGCAAATGTTATTGCACTCGAAACTGAGATCGTATGCTTAGAATCTAATAGTTCTTCCAATGCTATTGAATATAGTAGTTCTAAGATTGCGCCTCGATATTCCGATTGGTGTTCATCTGGCTTAATAGTTTCGCAAATGGCTTGTATTTTATCCAAGGCATTATCTACTTCGGGTGTATTCATTTGATAATCTCGCACCTACGAACAATTCCATTGGAATCCCCGTCTGCTAAGATTTCCTTGATTTCGAATACATAGGGTAGATACCTGAAATTGAATAGGATAGTACCGTATGTATTTGGAGTTATTGCAGTAGAGCCAGCCTTGAAATGGATGGTGAGTCTATTCCCACACATATCATACTGCTTAATTTCCCATCCATTTGCCAGATTGATATTGGCTAGATGGCACTCAGAATGAGTTTCGATCACGATCTTCATGTGGGTTTCCTTGGAGGTTGTCTAGCGTAAAATACTATGCAGACTCTTGTACGTCAACTATCTTGATTCTTGTAGGATCTAGCACCACATAAATGCGGCCTCTGTGATTGATGTCATTTGCGACAAACCCATCGACTCCGCATTTCAGGAATAGTTTACTCGCACTCTCATCTCCAATAATGTCTTTTGTGATGTTGTATAGTGAGTCGGCTGAAATCGTTTCGTTGTATTGATCGAGTTCTTCAATCAGTTTCTCAGCATCTGAATCATGTCCTAGATTTGCCAATTCATTTGCGACTTTGCGGTATAGGTGTTCGTCTACATTGTCATCCCACTCAATGAAGGTCATTAGTGATCTAGGTAATTTACACTCGTAGATGTAAGATTCACCGCCTTCTGCGTAGTATGTCGCAAGATCTACGTTATCGGTGAGGTAAATACCAAATCCAAATTTGTTTAGGTTCTGCCCTAAATTGGAATGACCTAATTCGAATCGAGTAAATCGCTGACTGGAGCCATGATATAGAGTTTCTGGGATCATGTCACCGTCAAGAGCTTCAAAAATGTAGTTACGATAGACGAATTTGCGCATTGAAATATTTATCGTTCTCCTTTTTCGATTTCGTCTGCTAGTGTAAGTACTTCAGGTCCGTGTATTAGAGCTAATTCGTATACTCGTTCTTCTGGCGTCATTCTATCCCATCGCGCTTGCTCTAGCTTCCATATTTCTGCATTACTTGGGCGTGATTTATTAATCAATATGGGTAGATTTAAGTATTTTTGCTTAGATTTCTGTATAAGATTCTTTGATTAGTTTCAGCAACAATTCACCGAACGGAATATGATCTGAAGTGTAGTCTAGTGTTTCAGGAGTGGAACTTGCAATAGTTGCAATCTCAAGTAGAGAATACTCTCCAAAAGATTTGATTGGCTTGTCAGTTGACATTCTAATCAACCGACCAAAATCCAATCTGAATCTATGTTGGAATACTTTAGGATCATTGTAATGAACTAGAAACTTAACACCTCGGATAATCATTTCTTCGTTCATTGTTTGAAGTCCGGTGAGAACTTCATCATAGCTTGTAGGATTCATTATCGGCACATCTCCATTGAATTAAAGTCGAAACGAATAGAATATGGAATTGTTTCACCATATCCATATTTCACGCCAATAGTCTTTCCGTTATTGAATGAGTATGTGACATAGTACCCACCTTGAACAAATTCTTGGTTTTGCTTGCTACCGTATTCACAGTATGCGTTAGCCATGCCACAGAGAACAACAACCAAACAGAACATTTTCTTCATCTCAATCTCCAGTGTTTATGTTTTAGTCAGCCACTCGATTACGAATACCAATTCGGTATACATTATTCGAGATCATGTTATTGTGTCCTGATACAATACGCATCAAATACACCCCAGTTGGAACTTTCACGCCATTCTTAGCATACCCATTGAAATTGATATATTGCTTATTAGTTGACGATTTGATGACATATGTGCCTGAAGTTACAGCTACACCTAGATTATCATATACATAAACTTCAACATCAATGTCGGTATTAGTCTCAACTTCAACACTTGGACTATTTCCACTGCGTTCTGAGATAGTGACTGGATTATCGCTTGTTGATGACCCTATAGACGTAAATAGCTTCTCGCTATACTTAGCAAAGGTTCCGTCCTTACAAGTATTAACAGTATCATGTTGAATGATGTTGAAAGTGTCGATCTTGTATAAAGTATCGGTGATAGTCTTGATGATAGTGTCATGCTGAATTAGCTTCAGAGTATCAATGATGATTTGGAGATTAGTCAATGTGAGTGTATCGTGGATTTTCAATACACTCTGATATACGGTATCTACTTTCTTAATAGTATCAACTTTCACAACTTTAATAGTGTCTTTTCTAATGACAGTATCTATCTTAATAATAGTGTCGGTCTTCAACGCTAAGTATAATGTATCATGTGTTACGACACCTGCAAAATAGTAAGAAGGTCCCGCAAATCCAGTTTGCCAGATCAGTTCTCCGGGACGATTCATAACATTTACACTATACGCTTGATCCATGTCACCGCACATTTTAGTATGCCCTGACGCATCCAAGACTACAGGATTAGTCATTGGGGTGACACCTGCATCATGATACACTGAAATAGGAGTAGTGGTCATCGGATAGTAGAAATAGACCATTCCACCACTTAAAGGGCGACCAGACCAATCAAAATACTGCTTTTCGATGCAGTTCCACTTCACACCAAACAGCGAGATCAAAAGAATAACCAGATTCATAGACACCTCGACAAGTTAAATGTGATTAGTGACTTTTACAGACATCTTTATATAGTGAGTAGTGAAGGTCAGTTTGAGTTTGTCCGAATTCGCCAACCCCAACCAAAGTGGAGATAGGTTCCCATCCGCCATCAACAAGGTAGTGCTTCTCAGGTCCACCGTTCCACGATTCGTATTGGTCGGTTGAAATGGAAGTCTTCTTCTTGCAGTCGATTTTCATTGTTTCGATAGTGTAGTGGTCGGGATGAACTTCAACATAGTTCAGGCTGACAATTTTCTTTGACTTGTTCGTAATCTTGACCAGAGTGCGAGTTTCGTGATTCCATCCAAACAAGGTGTATCCTTCAGCCTCAAACCCAAGTCGATGTTCGTAGCGATAGTCAGACCAGTAAGGATTATCTTCATGTTCCTTGCCGAAGGAAGTGCTGACAGTGAGCATGGTCAAGAGTGCGAGAAGTTTCTTCATGATATATTCCTTTTATTAGTGGTTGGAGATTGCCATGATTCCAAGCAATCCTAATAGAATCATTCCAGCCTCTTCGTCATCCAATTCTTGTAAACAAGTGTGGTTATTACGAATTGCTTGTTTTTTGAAATAAATTGCCGCACTATCTCGACTAGATCCCCCTAGTTTAGCACGAATTCCAATATATTGTTGGTATCGCTCAACAGGAACATCCTTACAAAATGTATTTTTGATTCCACTCTCATCGTTTGCTTCAAAACACCCAACCAAAGGGATCATCAGTAGTGTAAGTAAAAATTTCTTCATGGTGTGTCTCCTTGGTGAAATTTGGTGGCGACCTGTAGAGAAGATACACCGAAAATCTGGAAATGTCAAGTAGTTTTGCTCAAGTTTGCCTAGTTTTGCGTAGATTTATTGGAGCAGCTACTAACCCTTTAAGATACCATACCAATCCTGTAGGATATGCGAATGCGTCTAATTGTTGCGTTATTCCCTTGAATGATGTCAGTTGTTCGAAATCTTCCGCAAGTTCTGGATATTCTTCCAATACCTTTTTAGCTTGGCTAATGCCTTCGATTATCTGAGGGATTGCATCTTCGTTGAGTATTCTGTACATTCTATTTCCTATTCGAGTCGGGTGATTTTCCGGAAATCTGTATTAATTGATTCGCCTACTTTCAAGGTGAGTACATGCTCTTGCCAGAACCATCGGTCATCCATTGTAGATCCGGGTGTTGTAGTCTCACTCGTAAGCCATGTTGGGGCATCTAATTCAGTGAAGATTTGAATGTCATCTAGGAAATGTAGATGTCTCATTTCAAATTTCAGTGGAGGTGTAGTAATTTCGTTTTGTGTTCTGAAACACAATCTAGACTGCATGACTTTATTTCGGGAACGATATGTTCTCGTTCCGCATGGGAATATGTCCCAATCTAAACTCCACTCAGGTGATGGGCCTGTTGCATTGCACAGTGGGCAAGTTACTTCAGTCATGCTAGTTTCCTACAGATCGAATGGTCTATTCAGTTGTTCAACTGAAGGGCGAAGACTTCGTTCTTCTGCTCTCATTCGTTCATTTTGTTTCTTGATCGATTGACCATGTTTCGCCCAGAAGTCATCTGAGTATTTTTGTCGGGCCATTATGTCGAGAGCTTCCTTTATGAAAGCAAAATCGATTTTCTCTGATTCACTCATGTTACTTATCCTATATGTCGAATGGCCTGTGCATCATTTCCCATGAAGGTCGAAGACGACGTTCTTGTTCAGTAAATCGTTTATTTTCTTCATTAATGGACTGAGCAACATTATTCCAAAATTTATCTGAGAACTTATGACCTCGCGCCTTTCTAAGCGCCTCGCCTAAAGGGGATTTTGATTTCTCAGAGTCACTCATTATTAAGGATCTTCATATTCGGGGACAGGGATCTCCAATGTAGTGGCGAATCCATGAAATCTAGCATCTTTATAACACACATTACTAACTGTCATGGCATTTGGTGCTCGTGGATTCAATTTCGCCACTTGTATCATTGGACTTTCTCTTTTAATAAGTAGATAACCAATTACAACGTAATCAGGATGTTCTTTCTGACAATGGATTCCTACAAGTCCACCAATAGGAAATGCCTTGGAAATCAAAGCTCTAAGTTCATTTCGCTTGTCTTCGATTTCTCTATTCAATTTTTCCATATCAGTCAACCCTTTTACGGTGTCGTTGATCTTTTTTTTCCTTAATCTCTCAAGAATACCAAACATGTTATTTCTCCTGTTGAAGATTATTGCTCACCCCACAATATTTCAGTGTGGGTTTTACTCCCCTTGACAATTGACTTGTTCAGTGTGTCGTATATTTGGAATCCTCCTATACAAGACCAATCATAACTCTCAATGAATTTAATACATTCTTTAAGATCATTGGAAGTCATTTGAAGATCATCCATGCCACCGCATGGATAATATGATTCAAATACGAATACGAAATATTGCAGGTTTAGATCATACATTATTATTCTCCGCATAGTATTCGTCGTAATGCTCATATGTATTGTCTTTATGTTTTTTAGACATTATTTCCTCCTGAAAGGCCAAACACCTTCAAATTCACGAATTTTGATTGCCCTACCTCGACAAATACAATTAGGCGGCTTGTTTGGGGTTGTTGTGTAATGCCATACTGTATCACATACAGGGAAATCCACATACCACAATTCGTATCGTCCACCTCTGAGTCTTTGTGTTAGTGCCGAAATGTCAATAATTCCACAGGAAATCAATCCAAGAAATAGGAATAATCCGCACCCTATGAAATACAGCCATATAAAGATGTCTCTCATCCCATTACCCACCAGTCATCATTCTCGAACAGTTCCATCATTGCTATTTCATCTTCCAATGTCTGTTCGAGATATTCTTCAATGTAGTCCAATGGTTCCACCTTAAAGGTCCAGTGATTGACTTCCTTGCCATTTTGGACACTATATACGCGCTTGATTGTACCATACAGGTCTGAGCCACTGGAGATCGATTTGACGACCTCAGAGGGGCTGGAATCGACCGTGAGCGTGAAGCCTCCTTCATACTCCTTATGAATTTCCATGATAGTACCTCCATCGGAGAAGATACTACATGGTCTTCACTATGTCAACTAAATCTTCTGTGAGCCTCTACACCCACCTCAGCGCACTCTACATAGCTCTCGTATGCAAAGGGAAGCCGCTGTAGATTAATTGCTACAATAGGGACATGGAGCCTAACAAAAGAGACTATGATTTCCTTGCGGGTGGAGAAGTTGAAGTTCGCAAAGACGGTAAATTAGTATATCGTCCAGTTACTGAACAGCCTCAAGCACCTTTAGAGGATAAGAAACAAAAAAGGAAGCCTCGTAATTCGAAGCCTCCTGAAAAAATAGTGCCTAAAGTTTATATGAATATCTCTGTCAACAAATAGATTATTTGTCGTATTCTCGAACGACATCTAGAATCTCAAGCATCCATCCAATATCTGGATGTGGTTTTTTCGGATCTTCTCGCTTCAATTCCTTGAATCGAGTAAGCATCTTCATTGCAATGTACTCATCCTTCGGTAAGGTCATGTATTCCTCTGGACCTAAACTATTCAGGTGTTCTTCCATGTGTACTTTCACGTCATCCCAATTAATATCAGTACATCTCACTACTCGCCCCATTTATAGAGTCTAAGAAACTTAAAAGCCTTGAATTGTGGGAGAGTTGGATCGAAGGGATAGCAAATGGTGAGAATGTGAGCGCCACCTAGTCGAGACTCGGTTTGCTCAATCATCTTAATTCCTTCACGTTCCATGATTGCATATAGATTCTTTTGTTCTTGCGGAGACATCAAGCATGTAATTTTACGGAATGAATTTGAATGCCATCCGTCGAAATCATCCTCACCATTCCAGCTAATTCCCGCAGTCATACCTCCATGAACTCCTGAATTAATTGCAACACTTGGAGGATATTCTTCCTTCACCAGAACATACATACGGTATTTGCTATAGTCTTTTTCTTCACTCATTATTCATTTCCCTGTAACATACCAAGCAATTCTCTGGCTAATTCAGCACGACCATCCTCGACTCCTCCGAAATATGCGTCGTCAAAATTGCCGCCACTGAAATCCATTGGATTGAACTCATCTGGATGGTCACTCCAGCAATGTCTTTTAGCGAGCTTTTCGCATATTTCATGAATCCTATCTAGTCTACCCTGTAATGTTTCTTCAAACTTCATTGGTTCATTCTTTCTCTCATTCATGATTAATACCTTTGTTTAGCTAGGTGGATCGTGTATTTTACGCTTTCGACGCTATCGCCGGGAAGTGCAATAATACCACAGTTACTATATGGACCTTGAATTCTCACATGGTAGTCATCCTCAAGTAGATACATAATATATTCAGCCTTCATATCTACATCAGTATCTTCATCTATGGTAACATTTGTTGTAATAGCCATGTTATATAGTCTCCCAAAAGTTAATTCTGTCTGGAGGTCCATTCAATTCATGTCCATCAAAATCGATGAATATATCAATGGAATCGAATGTAGGTGAATCATCTGTTTCAGTTTCTAAATTTGCTTCGAGTGAAAACTCTTCAAACACTGGCTCATCATTAATCTGATGTTTCTCAACGAAATTATCAGGGAATATATGGAGCCAGAATTGTTTTGTGGTGGATGCCTTATAAAACTTAGGTAATTGAGACTTGATTACTTCGGTAGGTAAACTTTTTAGCATTGAAATGTATTGGTTTACTATTTTGAGTAGAAATTCTTTCTCATCTTCGATACCATCTGGAATATCAAATACCGCCATTTTAGCGCCATCGATGAGATTCATCAATTCGCCATTTACTAGTGCATGTTCTTCTTCATTTCCGGCCTTGAAGAATTCAACTCCTAGAATATATCGCTTCATATTACGAATTCCTTTTTTAGCAGGTTGTGAATTGCAACTAATGCTCTTCGCTGGCGTTTAATATTTTCACTAAAACAACTGCCAAGATCTAAGTCAAATGTATCTATTGTGTCTCGATATAATCTAAAATCCTTTGATGGAATTTCAAGCATTTTCTTAAAATCATAATCATCAAATAACCATCGTTCGCCAGTTCCACTAGAATCACCTACATCATATGGTCTATATGATGTGATCTTACTTACTGATCGATATAGATAATATTTTCTTTTCTCTCTTAATGGTAGGGCGACAAATCCACCAGTAGGATAAATCGAGCAACAGAATCTAGTGTTATGAGGTTCATTATCGCCTCTATTAATTCCTCTGTGACTTGGAACCATAGTTACAACATCAGCCCCTAATCTAGGACTACAGCTTAGATGCCACAAATACCTCAGTTTATAATCTTTCCGGCAGTTTGGGTCTACCATGAAATTAGAAATCCTCAATCGTTAAATTCATATTGAGTTTGAGACTATAATACTCCATTTCTGAGGGGTTGACTATTAAGCAATAACGACTTTGAAATCCAAATGAATCTCTTTCAAATATTTCGTCACTAGAACAATCTCTATATGAGATCATATCTTGATTGATTATAATGATCTTGGCAAGTGACTTTCCGGCGAGCCAGTATTGATTAACTTTCAATAGGTTCGTCGGAAGAATGTCTCCCCCTATAATAATGTGATTACCACTTCCAATGAATCTATAGTTTTTCATTATATGTCTCCATCGTGGAAGATACTATGCGGCTACGTGGCTGTCAACCGAGAGTGAATAAACTATCTGTCAGGTATTTGCATTTTATCTAGAATGTAGGATAATATTTCGTCATCAGTCATATCATTCATATCACACTCCCATATATAGAATAAGTGATACCCATGCTTTTCTGCCAATATTTTCTTTCTAACATCCTTATTCCAAACCTCTCTAACTAAATGCGTATCCCCGTCTCTCGTAATAGTATCAGTTTCTTCATAAAATCGAGGGTCGCAGTGCCAATAGGTTCCGTTCACCTCTAGTATGAAGTTTTCATTAATTTTGAAATCATATGAATGCCTTGATATGAATACCTGTGGTTCGTATTTGATACTGTTAGCTTTTAGTATTGCAGCTATTCTAGTTTCTAATTTAGAAGTAAAACTCTTTGCTATTTTACTTAATATGAATGCTTCTCGTTCGTCTTCGCCTAAGGAATAATACCATCTAAGGTAGGATTCATGTAACTTGTCGATTCTGATAGCTTTATCTTCTTCGCTAATAGTCTTCCACCCAAAACTATTTTCGTTACCATATAGATCACGTAAACATACTTTCCCATATTTGGCAAATACTTTCTTTTCCCATTCTCTTCGATATGTTGGCGTTTTCCATATGTTATCCACTCCGTAGTTTCTAATAGAAGTTTCCCGCTTCTTCTCTTTAACTTCTTCGGCCTTCGAAGCATTATCCACTCCATATTTCTCTAGCATTGATTTAGATCTTTTATCGATGCATTCTTTGCTAGACGTTGATTCTGAAATGGTCTTATGTTTCAGCCCCAAATCAGTTATGTATTTTCTAAAGTTAAAATTGTATCTTTTGCAGATAACTAAGGTTGGAACACTAGTATTCGCATATTCGTGTATTATGTCATCGAGCGTGCTCTCATCTATTTTTTCTACAGTTGTTATTGCATGTCTAGTTAATTCAGCTAACGAATCAAATAGACTAAGATGTCTATATTTTAAGTGTTTTCTGTATTTCATGTCAGATAGCTCGATGCCACAGTGAACGCATTTCATAAGACTATTTAGCAAAAAAGTGGAGATTCATCCACTTTTTTAGTTATATCTACGAAGTTCTCCGCATAGCTCGGAAGTGATGATATACATGGCATGAGTATCTACGATGAAATTCATGGTGTCAGTTCCCCATGCAATGATGTGCTTGTTGTTTGCGTATTCTGAGTTGCGATCAATATAAGACATATTAGTTCTCTGTTTCCCAGAGTTGAACACTGCCCTCATTTTATCTTCAACAATATACCTGAAATTGGGCGCGTCGTAATTCCAGTTGCAGTAATGGTCAACATATCCGTATCGACGGACAAATTGCTCAAGCGAATGCAACGAAGGCTTCACTGAGATTTCAATGCCGAACAGGTCTTTACAAACGAAAGCCTTTGGCATATGGGCGAATCTTTGGACAGGGAGCGGCTTAGGAGGCTCCATATTGGCTTGCCTCTGGCTCCTCATCTTAGATGATGCCTGAACAAGATCACTCGTTCTAGAGCCTACAATCGGGGTGTATTGTTCTTTTAGGCGAGATGCTCGCATCTTTCGAGCAACATCTAGTAGGGCGTCAGTATCCATGTGACTTACTTGTTGGGTTCAATGCACTTATACGTCCACATAAGGGTTTTTGCATAAATGCCACCTTTTGCCTCACACTCTTCACACCCGTAAATGAGAGAACCCCATACGACGAGTAGAAACAATACGCCAAGAACAAGCATGAATCTCTCCATAGTGTACCTCCTACCGTCGAAAGATACTATGTCACGTTCAACTGGTCAACTATCTTCGATACACTCCATCGTTGCCCAGAGAATACTGAGATCCACCAATCTGAATCTCATGAGGTGGATTGTAAAGCCATTCAGATGTAGGATAGGGTATTTTGAAGCCTATGATTGTGTTATTAAATCGATAGACTCTAGTTTCCCTCGCCTTATCACCCCACTTGAGAACGACTAATATGCTGTCAGGTGGATTGTTTCCTCGAAACTCATGATGGAATATTCGAAATTCAATCGAATTGAAAAACGGTATTTCCGATGGGTTCTCGATTTGCATATTTGGTATTTATGTTTCATGATGTTACAGAGTATTGGTACTAGTGTCGATTCTTCTAGCCCTGATAAAATTGTAACCATCTACTTCCAATTTCATATTGGCGAATACTGAACAGTATTCATTGAAATGTTCGATAATATCTATAGCCTCTTGGAGATTGTATTTCACTATCTGCGATTGAAAGAAATCAGCTAGAATCGTACCAATCTCTTTGCTGTGTATAAAATAGTATCCATCTGAAGTAGGTATTGAATTTTCTTTTATTCCATTAGGAAACCATCGACGGTTAATTAGAACAATTAATCCATCTTCATCAAACCAGAAATCCTTACAATTCAGCATCAAGTCTATCCGAGGATTTCCATTGGTTCTTAGATTGGCCGCACAGAAATAATTGTTAGAAAGCCACTCGTCAAATGCAGATTTTTGAGTTTCTTCTTTCGTCGGAATGAGAGGCGTCAATTTATGAATCGGATCGCCTTCTTCAATAATCCTAACAGCCATTGCAATTACTTGAATGGCTTCAGCATATACTTCATCTTTGGTAGCCTTCTCAAACATATGATCAAGTACTGATTTGACCAGTTCTCCTGATTCTTCAGAAAATGCTGAGAGAAGGTAATCAGGTTTAGGAAATTTAGCCCTAGCCCTTACAAGTTCATTCTTTACGTCATTTATCCAAGATTTCATTTTATACCCCAACACTTAAATTATCTATTTGAAGATTGCATTAAACCAATTGAATATTCTATTGTGTTCTGAATATCCATATCCCCATTTTCCCGTAAAGATAAACATAATCGGAAGAAATAAGAACATTGATAGAAATACAATAACAGCAAAAGGAAGGGTTAATCGCAATATGAAAGGCACTGGAGTTTCTTCATTAGTATAGAAATCGATACCTAAAGAAACCCACCTATCGCACATTTCTTCACTTGAAACATTATTCAATTCAGGAAACAATTTCCTGAATTCTGGGATGTGGTTCATATCATTATGCGACCATATCCTTCTAAGTTTCCTATACATTAATTTTACCTCAACAGTTAAATGCTCTATTTCGCTCTTCCCAACTCATGGTAGATTTACCTGATATAGGGTCAATTTTTAATGACCTACAGAGCTTCTCGTATTCTTGATTTTCTTTTCGAATAGATTCATTGATTTGCTCCCAGAACTCAGGAGTAAATGTTATATTTTGTGCAAAATCGTCAAATAGATTTTCGGAATTATTGACTTCATCCATCGCATTACCTCAGAAATTGAACATTCTATTCATTTGTTCCTCACAGTGCTAGGTAGACTCGTTCAGCGGCACGGGTTACCGCAGTGTATAGATGCCTTGCAGAATGCTCCCGGAAGACCCTGCTTTCGTCCACTATTAGGACATTGTTCCATTGGCTACCTTGACTCTTATGCACAGTTAACGCATCGCCAAATGTAAACTCGTCAATATTTTTCCTGTATCTCCAATCAAGAGTATCCTCTTCACCACTAAAGAATTCTTTTGGTACTTTAGCTTGGAAATCCATATCTCCCAATTCATCGAGAGATTGCATATTGATATAATATTCACCACTTATTCCTGCTAATTGAACCGCTTCTGCCTTCCAGAGTCCACCATTCAATAGACCCTTCTTCCTATTATTCCTCAGGCATATTAGCTTGTCGCCCTCTTTAGGCTCGGTCAAATCTTCAGGGTTTGCAATTCCTTTGGCAAGACGAATTCTATTGTTCAGTGCGGTTCTAGTTTTATTCATACCGCAAATCACCTGATCTACACTACATAGGATATTATCAAATGCGGGGTTATCTAATTGATGTCTGTTGAATACTCGGCATTCATCATAATTCTGCTGTCTGAGATTTCGTCCCTCTCGAATATCAATTGACAATCTGATAATTGGATTATCTTTAGCCTGTCGATGAATTTCGGTGAGCATAATGTCAGGTGCATCTGAAGTAAAGAATCCTTCACCCTTAACAGGGGGTATCTGAAAAGGATCCCCAATAACTAGGATCTTACGCCCGTAGCTCAACAGGTCTTCGCCTATTTCCTGATTCACCATTGAAACTTCATCAATGATTACAAGCTCGGCAGTAGATACTGGAGAGTCATAATTCAGTACGAATTCAACTTTGCCCGTTTTCTTGTCTTCAATTGGTCGATAGATTGCACTATGGATTGTGCTGGCATCAAAGCATCCCTTTTTTCGCATAACAAGGGCGGCTTTTCCGGTGAATGCCATGTAAACAACCTGACCCTTAACGAGATTGGAAATCTCACTTATGAGGGTAGTCTTTCCTGTTCCTGCATAACCAAACAATCTAAAAATTCGAGAACCATTTTTGCTACTTAGCCATTTTGATATTTCGGCTAAAGCGTGTTCCTGTTGTGGCGACCATTCCATTTACTCTTTATCTCCGTAGACGAAATCGAGTGCGGCGGCGAGTCCAATTAGTTGACTTTTGTCGATGGGTTCTAAAGGTTCTGGCAATGGCATATATCTTTTCCCATTTTCATCAAATTCGAAGCCTAATGATCGTATATGTGCACGTCTTTTCAATTCACCTTCAAAGTCCTCATTTGTCATTATCTTTTCCACCCTCCTCTAATTGAGGTTTATCAATTGGTTCGGAGGTAGATTCTTCTTTGCTATTAGTTTCCTCATTACATAATCTCAAATACTCTTGCCACATCTTTTCAGTAAATAACATGGTCATCTCCCTTTGGAGGGAAAATACTTTACTTTAAGATGAACGTCAACCATAATCTATGTGAAATTTAGCCTTTTAGGGTTTCTGTATTGTGTAGTAGCGCGATCAGAATGAATGGATTCACTTCGCATCTCCAAATTTCTCAGCCAATTTCAAATACTGCTGTCGCTCTGCATTCAGACGCGCCTTATTCGAAAGATACTGTTTGAATTGATCCAGTCGAGCATTAGCCTTTTTCAGGTGAAGTCTGCGTGGATGATTTGTGAACAATTCTGTTGCAATATTCTGAGCACCTCGACGCCTTGCATCCGAGATTTCCTTTTCAGTCTTAATCCAAGAGGGAATCTCAATGCAGGGGAATCCATAGTGTTCGAGAACGTCTGGAGTGTATTTGAGATCGAGTTCATTCTTCGAATAGTATCGCACACCCTCGAAATCGATAACATCGATTTCTTCGAGGTATGTATGTTCTGGATCGCAATCGATAATTTGATCCTTGCTACTGGATGAAATGATTTTGTCGATGGCTTCTTGAACAGTTCTACCTTCCCCGATCAAGGACCAATCATCTTCCGAATAGTAGCATCCGCGACAATAGCAACTGTTCTTGAGTGTGATTTGGATGAGAGTCTGTTTCATATCACTTACCTCCAAATACCCAGCCAGAATCATCGTTCATGTCGAAGATTTCGCCAAGTTCTGCTCGTTGCGGATGAATATAGCGAACCGTGACGCCATACTTTGTGGCGATTGACTTCTCTAAACTAACCCCTTCTGATTCATCCCATTTGTCGGTGCAGAGAATCCACAGTTCGACCTTAGTCCCAAACGCCCGACTAAGAATCATCGTAGTGAGTAGATTTTCAGAGTAGTTCAGCCAATATTGTCCATCCCAATTGTCTTCCTCTTGGAAAGCCCAGTGGTGGAATAGTGGAGTGGTGACATAGAACCCTTCCAATCGAATGAGGCCGGAAACCTTTGCTACCAGCTTCATACGCTCTTCGATTTGCTCTGGAGTTCCACGATAAGGAGCCGCCAGATAGATGTGAGTTTCGTTGTGCATGTCAGCCCCACTTAGCCTTGTAGCTGTATTCTGAATACTTCAGTTCTTGGATGTTCGTGTAGATTCCACTCGCAACTGCCAAGAGAAACGCTGGCACTGCAATCATGGCTCTAATGTGGAATGGAATGTACGTTGCTACTGTAACAAATCCAGTGGCGAACATCAACGCGAGTCCGAGTATTCGGAACACAATGTATTTGATTCGTGCATTTCGAGCCAGTTTTGCGTAATTAGACATCATCTACCACCTTATCGGAATTGAGAAGGTCAACGAGTCCATCAGTCTTTCGGATTTCCCTGACCAGTCGTTCCATTTCCTCTTCCGTCAGATCGCGCACCATCGTATAGTCACCTGCTGGAGTGCTATAGATTCGATTGTTGAAATCGACACCCCAGCAAACCAAAGGCCCATGCCAGCGTTCTTGCTTTTCCATCGTATTCCAGTACGTATCGACGTTTCGGAACATCTTGAATCCCGCATTGATGATGTCATGTCGCATATCATTGCGAGACTTGTTGGGGTTCTTCTCCACCTCATTCTTTTTGGTTTTAATTACTGATCGCTTGGTCAACCATCGATCTACCTGAATAGTCAGAAAAGCTACTATTATAGTCCAAAATCCAATCAAGAGTGACATATTCATTCACCCCGCAAGACCATGCGGATAATACCCACAGCCTCAAAGGTAGAAAAAGCCGCAATCCAAGATACTTCGGCAGGAATATATCCATTCTGAACCAGTGAAGGATACAGGTGGGGAATTCCATATGGCCAAAGAAAATGGAAAATCAGAGCGATCAATGCAGAGGTGACAAGTGTCACCGCAATGGCTGAAAGAGTTGCAAGGATTGAAAGAATTACATTTGACATTGAGTTCTCCTGTTCAGTTGAAGATTTCAGTTGCAGAAGATACCTCAGCATCGCTAAGAAATACCCTTTGCATCCTAGAGAGATAGAAGTAGACATCAGTGCCTCTACCGAGCCTGCGACCACGTTTGACGTTGACTTCCCGACCGTCAGCCAGTCGGAATCGACCCCAATTGATGATGTTCGTCAGCTTCATAGACACCTCCTACTAACAAGATACGCGACCATTGTCTATTAGTCAACCACTTCGAACAATGAATCAGTCAACCAAGCATATCGCCCATCATTGAACGTGATTGTGTACAGGTTCATTGTGTTCATGTGAGTATATTTGCCAGAGTATTTCTCAATGGATTTAATACCGCTGATAATCTGATTTACCTTAACTGTTATCGTAGTATATTGTGCTGATTCATTGAAGATTTGTAAATCTCGTTTCATTGTCATTTTGATTTTCATAATACCCTCCGATTGTAGAAAACTACTTCTTCCTTTTCGTCTTCTGTTCTCTGCAATTTAATTGCAAATCCGAGATTTGTTAAGTTGATTCGATAGTCTCTATATTCACACGCAATGTACAGCGTCGGATTCGGAACTAGCGAACGATACCACAGAATATCCAGAAAGAGATTTGCTTGGTAGCATTCTTTCCGGCATTCGATGATGATGATTTTGACGTTCTTCCTGAATTTCGGACGGAGCTTCTGAAACAGTTCATCGAGATTTTCGATGTGATGGAGTACGTTCCGGAATCGAATCTTAGAGATCGAATTATCTGGAATCTCTTCAATGCTATTGAAGGTGCAATTAGCTCCAGTGTCAAGGGTTGCCCACCCTTTAACTGGAGCAAAGCCTGATCCGAAATCCAGTTTCATTTGCAGTTGAGATCGAGGTTGCCAATCTTCTTGCAGTAGTGCTCCCAGCGGCTGAACACCCCGACAGGAGTAACGATCATGTCAGTGGCGTCGTAGCCCTTGTAGGCCCCGAAAACGCCGAACTGATGGCCTTCCCACTCGTAGTCGAAGAAGTTGCAACCATCGTCCTTGATCTTCGTCGCAGGGAGCTTTTCCTCGAAGTCGAATTCCCCGTAGCGACCCATGAGATCTTCGCACACAACTGCATAGAATCCATCTCGGAGAATATGCTTGAGAATCTGAACAAGTGCATCTCCATTGGATTCATTGCACTTGGGAATGTTGATGCGAGTATTGGGAATGTACTTGCGGCACATGAGAGCCTGTTCCCGACGAGCCAAATACATGTCCAGCGAGGAAATGGAAATTGCAACTTCACTCAGTCCAGCATCGGCATACTTGGAAACCCGATTCTCATCGAGCAGAATGCCATTCGTGACGAGGCAAACATCATCCTCAAATACTACAATAGCACCGTCTCGAAGATGCATACTAAAAAATAGGACTATTCCAATTGACTTGTCTCCATCTACAATGTAATATTTGTTACTATCCGATGAATCAGAATAGCTGTCCTGAAAGTCAGAATCAGGATCAAACAATTCACGGAGTTTAACTAGTGGATGGAAGAACTGACAAGGATGCTCATCCATTTTGTGCTCCTCTGTGAGATGTCAAAATGGCTTTTGCTTCCATCGCTACATGTTGAAGATTGTTTAATGCCGAAACATTTACTTGCTTCCCCCACGCATTGTAAACTGGATTACTACAGCATTGGGTGAACATTGAATCGTGAGCATCTTCCATCGCCTTAATGCATTCTTCAAGGGTGGAATGAATTATTGCGGTTTTGGCGTCAATCATTGCATTTCTCACAGCCGGAGCATTCTCCGTATTTGATTGAAATTTTGTCATTTGCAGGTCTTCTTAGATATGCCAGCATGTCAACTGTTGAATCAACGCATCCATCATCTGGAATCTTATCTAAGATAATTCGATTTTTTCTAATAATCCAACAATTAATAGGGTGTTTCATACGAACAAATCAGGTCCGGGTAGATATTCTCTTGGCAATTCTTCAGCATTGGTATAAGTCTTCACGATTTCGCCTATCTCAGTAGCGAAATCTACAATTAGCCATTCATTAGTTAATGGAGTTAGAATCGCGCTCAATGCGTCTACAGACCTCGATTTAATACGGCGAGCCAATTCATCATTGATCTGAATTATGAGATATGGATTTGTAAGCTCGTAACTTTGTCCCAATGCAATTGCAAACAGTTTACGATTTTCCGCATCTGTAGCAAATGCAACGAGGATTTCGAGTCCATATTCTAGTAGGGTTTCGGTAAACTTAATTTCCCGAGAAGTCTTCGATTCCATTGCAGATTCCATGACAAATGAATGTTGTTGGGGTGTTTTCAATTCTAACAGTATCATGAACTACTATAGTGTCATGAATTACCGTAGAGGTTACTGGGGATGTGTGGTGATTAAGTGTTCGATAATGTGCGACAACAGGAGCTATGGCCAATCCCATCATAATAATAACAAATAGAATGAAGATAATAATAGATTGGGTGGATGTGGATTTTGGTTCATCTGGTGCCATTATACAGGCACCGCCTTCATTGTATTGCGGCTTATTTGGGTCATAAAATTTCATTTAATTAGTACCCATAGAATAACAGTTCCGCAAGATCCAATACAGAAAATCCACGCCCATTTTTCATTATACCAGCTACCAATCCAATCAAGTAGCTTAGTCATGTATTTTAGGTAAAATTTACTCATAGAATTGATCTGGGAAAGTTTTGTTTCATTCATGAGAAACTCCTACCTAAAGTTCAAGCGTCTTCGAATTCCAATACAAGTCCCTTGGATTCTCGTCTTCTTGCATCTGCATAGAATTTCTCAGTGTCCGGATCATCCTTATCGAACTTGTCAATCACATCCAGAATAGGAGTGAGTCCTAGTTCCTTGGCCGCTGTGAGTCGATGCGATCCTTCAGTTGCCATATACTTTCCGTCCTCTAGCTCGAAGCACTGAATGACAGGTGCCCCAAGAGTCTGCATTTCTGAGCGAATCTCAGCCAGACGAGAATCGGTTGTCTTATTGAGTAGAATGATCTTCATGGTCCCCATTTCTGAAGGTGTACCCATTAAATATACGTTAAGCCCTAGTTCGTGTCAACCAGCGAGTACATCCTCGAAGTACTTATAGTGGTCGATTGGACCCGAAAATCCCTCATGCAGATTGTACGTTTCAATTTCCAAATTCAGGACATTTCCGAAGTCGTGGAGATTGGCGAATGCCTGTGCGATGTCGCCACGATCCCAAATGATGTAGTAGCAGTTGTCCAGATCAAACCAGCCAATCTGATCATAGTTATTTTCCAACCGATCTCGCATCGCAAAGGAATCTCGATTAGTCCTGCTATTGGGGAAAAGAACCGAATCCAATCGAAGTCCTTCCTTCAACCCCATCCTTGTATATCCATCAGTGGATGCAAGATGACATACAATTCGAAGAAATGCAGTTGCAACATGTACGGTATTCTTCGGAGAGAAAACCCAGAACTTTTCGGACTCTCCGGTAGGAGCCGTGATTTCAATCCGCTTGACAATTCCATCTCCTCGCTCGAAAGCTCGAAGGAATCGCCAATATGCGAAAGGAACAGCACCCCATTCGAATTCAGACGAACCCATGTAATCGTAGTTGTATATTCCCCTACGAGCCTCAAGCATTGCGTCTGTGTCGTTGACGGCCTTCTTCTCGTATGTCGCAGGGATGCCACCATGAACACACTTAACCTTCCGATAGTCGATCTTGGAAGTCTTGTAGGGTGCGCGACGATGCGCCTGAGTGGACCGTGCGTCCCTTCCAAGAGTGATCCTCTGCACGAGATAAGGCTTGGATGGCTTGATGGTGTCGTTCATTTGATCGTACATTGTAGCACCTCCTATGTGATTAAGATACCGCCACTAGGCCCATGCGTCAACGATTATCTTGCTTAATGATGTAGCCCACACCTTCACAATTTTCACATCTTCCAGTTGCTCTATTTGGATCATCAGAATGTCCGGGTCTGACATCCTCTCCATTTTCATTCCAATTTTCTCTTCCGGTGCCATTACATTGAAGACACTGGCCATAGATTATCTTCCCAAGAATAATATCTCTCAAGTTTTCACTAGTTAGGAGAAAACAATTTAGCCTTTCGCTGTAAAATTCGGGAATATCAATACTTCAATCTAACCGCCCAAAGCGCCCTTGCAGATTTTTCGATTTCGTCAAATTGTTTAAGGATTTCATCGTCGCTCAAATAGTTCTCAGCCAAATCCTCATCTCCATCATAGAGATCCATATTATTCAGAGTAAACACTTCATTATAGCAATTGACATATTTACATAATGCATTCATTTGATATTTCAGAATATTGCCTATAATCTTAGAATCCCTAGAATCTCGTTTGATAATTCGATTTAGGTGATTCTCCATATGGCATCTGGCATTACTCCATCCATCACCCATTACCAAAATAGTTGCATCTAGATTAGCAGGTGCCGACTGAGATGCTGGAAGAGTTGCCATTTCTAGAATTACATTGTCATGTAAATACATCTCATCCATAATAGCTGATTTGATATATGAACTATTAAATTCATTCAGTGCTCTAAGAATTGGAAATCCATACTTAGCCTGTAAATCATTGAAGAGAAGATTCACTATTTCTTGTGAATTATATCTACCATCAACAAAAGCCCGAATATCTAAATGAGCCAAAAAATCATTTAGATTCTGTTGGTACGTCTTATTATTTCTAACCTTTTCCTTAAAAAGATCATCGCTATTGATGTAGTAATAGCCTCGCTCTGATGCGATGAGCTTAGATACATATGACTTACCGCATCCGATCAATCCGCAGATTCCGATTTTGCTTTTCATTAGTATTGTCCTAATTCTTGAGATGGTAGATATTCACTAACATTCTCATGAAACTGTTGAAGAGTTCTAATTCCTGAACTAGAAACATGTTCAAGTCCGGGAGATGATGCTAGAAAGATGTAGTTCAAATCTTTTTTAATGCCAAGAGAATATTTTCGCTGAAGTAATTCACTATGTAGGTCACCCTCGTCTCGGATTCCACGTACAATAGTGATGTCGTAATTCTCTTCTTTTTCGAGCTTTTCGACATATCTAGCAAGTAGCATGTTGAATTGCACTTGTTCAAATCTCAATGGGACGCCTTCAATTACGACATTCATTACAGGGATGGATGTGGCCACAGCCCCTTTTGCGGGATTGATCCCACTCGCGATGATTACCTTATCAAATAGTCGTTCGGCTTGATGAAGAACATCCAAATGGCCTACATGAAAAGGATTGAAACTTCCCACATATAAGCCAATCTTAAATCTCTTCTGCTTCATAATTTGTTCATATTCATTGATATTTTCTAGATAGATTTCAAGCATTGGGTCTTTATTATAGGTTGAAGACACCAATGTACGAATAAGAGAGAAATGACCTTCTAGGAATATGCTATATGGAACATGAGAGTATTCCTTCCAGATCTTTTCTCCATATTCAACCAATGCATCGACTGGCTTGGTGAGAATATTTCTGTCATATGAATTGAATCGCTGTACTTGTAAACTAGCATTTCGATCATCTATCAAAGCAGTTCCGCGAATCAATTCACAAACTAAATTGAAGTCAACACGATTTCCATATTCAGGATGAAAATGATTGGCGAAAAAATCGCATGATAATTCCTCATTATCTCTTCGCCTAGGATTATACACAACATCATGAAATAATGCAGCACAATAAAAGGAGTTAGCCTCAATATCGGAATTGAAGCTATCCTTTTCCATCATTTTTAGTATATCTAGAACGTGGCTAATATTGTGGAAATGCCGATGCTTTCCTGAATAAGGTGCCAGAATAGACATCCCATAAAAAGAATCGAACGGGAGGCGGGTGTTTATTATTCGATATATGCTATTGAAATCATTCATACTCATACTACACTCTTCTTTCCTCGATTAGACATCCGGAGACGTTCTACACATGGAGAGGTAATAGCTTCTAGTTTATTGTATTCTGCTTGATATTCAGTAGTCAACATTAATGATTCATCTCGGGCCATCATCAATGCTTTGCCTAGCAAATTGCGACCTCGCCACTGAGATTCATCGAGAATTCGATCATCTGTTTCAGACAATGCAACGCCCCAAATGGAATCTTCTGGATTTGCTTCCACTATAATGCGTGATTCTGTCTTTTTGAGATATTCCCTGAGCTTTGGGTTAGTAAAGGGAGAATTGAACTTCAGATAATTGGCTCTCACAACTACATGAAATCGAATAGCATCCCAAAGGACATCATCATAGTTCTTGACTTCCCGTCCAATATTCTTGGCTTCCTTTGGGGTTTCAGCCTTCAAAATACGCCCAGCACATTCTACATCTCCCATGTAGAGTGCCTTATTATACATCATGTAATGTTCGCATGTATTGAATTCATAGAAGAATGAGGCATAGCCCATTACTTCAGCCATAAATGGTTGAGCCTTAAATGGCGAATGGAACCATTGAGATAATGGTCCACGAAGGAAGTAAACGTGGCTTGGAGTTACACGTTCCTTAATTCCTATTTCGCTGGGAATTTCTGTGATGCGCATCAAAGACTCCTGATTGTCTGACTATTCCACTGTGAAGATTTCGCGAATCAGCTTTTCGGCTTCTTCTCCATCGGCCTGCCAAAGTCCCTTCAGAGCATCCTGATCGGAGAGCTTGTGCAGATTGAATTCATTGTAAAAAGCCTGTCCAACTCGCTGAGATGGAAAAAGTCCATGGTTGAAGTTCCTGAAGAACCGTTCAACCGCTTTCTTTTCAATCGATGGCTTTTGCATGGTCATATAGTACCTTCCTTTGAAGATAAGATACTGTATAGTATACTAAAAGTCAACCTTAATCGTCAAGTTCTTCAAATGCGTCCGCAACATCATCGCGAGTTTCAATGAGTCCAGAGAGAAGACTATCTCTGCGAGAATGCTTGCTTCCGTCCCCGCCAGTTATCACATCCAATCCAATATCAGCAATGTCGAGAGGGGCCGACACGATCTGAGTAGCACCCTTCAAAAACGATCCAAACATGATAGTCTCCTTATTGAGGTTTATGTTAAGATACTAACGTCAACCTACGATGTCAACCAAAATTCTTACAGTTCCATCCATTTCCAACAGTCGGAAATGTATTTGTTTCCTGTAAGTTGGAATAGATGACTTTCATATATTCAGATTTAAGATGATCAACTACTCGAATCATTGCTTCAGTTTGTAATATCTTAGACTCGTATTTCACATTATCATTATTAAACAAGTCTAATAACTTGGAAAGTTTATTTCTATATCCGATTAGATATGACATGTAGTCGTTGTCATGCATTTCCATTATTTATTTTAACCTTTCTAACTTTAGCCCAATACTTTCTACGAGCGAAATATCTGGATTTGTTTATCCTAGTCTGCTTGCGCATCAATTCTTCGTTAGAGTATTCGACATGACTTGAATATCCTATTAGATGATTTATTAGTATCTTTTCTATCTTGGATAGTTCATCATTATCTTTCACTTTTATCGTAAGACAACGATACATGCCTTAGAATCCCGGTATTATCTTGGATAACCTAATAAATTCTGGCTTTAACTTATATGCGAGAGTAGGTTTGTCAGCAATACATAGATTAGAATTCGGATTAAAATATATGATAATCCCATTTTCATCTGGATTAGCTTTAGCAATAATAGATCCTTTAGGAGTTCTTCTGATCATTGTGTATTTGTCGTCAAGAGATCTACAAAACCTAACAATCATTTGCACTTCATCATTATTAACTTCACCTTCAACAAGTGAAATCAAATATGCTTTAAGTTCTTTTTCAACAAGTAAATCAAATCGAATTGGATCACGATTAGCCTGTTCATTAAATGATTTTGCAATATCTGGAAAAGAGTTACTCTTTTCTGGCGATTCAGCCTCTAAATGCACCGACTGAATCCATTGCTTCTGTCGAGCCACTGGATCTCTACGGTAAAGCGCCCCGAAGGGGTTTTCCTCGGCTTCTTCCGTTTCTGGTGTACTCGTTGTGCCTTCATCGACTACTGACTCTTCTAGGGGTTCTGGAGAGACAGTGCGCGATCCTAACTCTACATCATACGCATGAGTTAAATCGTCAATTGGTCGTTCAATGTCGTGGTCAATATACCATTGATATGTTTGATTGATCCAGTCTTCGATGAAGTTGAATACAGATCCGCCACCTGTGACGCGAGGTATTTCCTTATCACCCATTTTGATCACCCCCAATTTACAAGGGCGATAGTCAGATAGGTCAAAAGCCAAGGGAACTTCATCACTTCCAGAGCATTCTTCGCGCAGAATGACAAAACTACCAACTACAGAATAATCATTATCCTCATGTAGATAGGCAATACCCATATGATCTTCTCTAACGAGATTCCATTGCCCGTTTCGCCCTCTAACCAAATGAGTGAATGGTCTATTTGTACCCTTGATACGCGCAGTGAGCGCATCGTGGAGTAGGTCGTATACGTAAGTCTTGCCTAGCTTGTAGGGAGTTGTCATGTAGATAATATACTTTAGTGAATCCAGTTGTCAACCAGATTCACTAAAGATTTTCAATCACATTGTTCTAATTGATATAGACTTACAACGGTTTTGCTGATCTTCAGAAACGCAGAAGGCCGATTCTTAGGATCTTGCGGATTCTCGCAGAAACTTTCGATGTAGTCATGAGTCAAAGCCTCTTCTGCATCTTCGGCCTTCTTGAAAGGCTTTCCCGAATGCTTGCAGACCTTATCACCAATTGCGAAGTCCATAGATACCTCCTTCATTCCCAGAACTTGGTCCAGTCGTCACCCTTACAAGTCTTCAACTTTTCCAAATACTCCCATGTTTTGATTTTTGCCATCCAGAGATCATGTCCGGAGCCGCCCTTACAGACTACCCCTTCATTCAGCTTAATTTCGAGTCTGTTTTCTCGAACTGCTTGAATGAATGGGTCATTCAGTTTCCCCTCGTAGACCAATTGCGGAATATGAAGATTTCCAAAGAGCTTCAAGAACGTCTTAGGGTCTAGAATTCCCTTTTTGTGAACATTCTGGTCGAATAGAATCACATCATGAGTATCTTCTGGGTCGTGAATACCTGCAAAGGAATTTGGGCCTTCAAATTCACAGAATGAAATAGCTTCCTCAACTCCTCTGAAATTATCTCGGAGAATCTTCTCAATTTGTTCAGCGTATTTGTTCTTGAACAAATCAATTGCTTTTCCGAAGATTGGATGAGATTCATCGAATAGCTGATGCCTCGTCCCGAACTTCTTCCAACCCCTCTTCTTGTGCCACTCGAACCTCAGATTGGAGCCGTCATGCTTGTAGAATGCATAACAGTATTCCCGAGGTGCTTTTGCTGAATGTGGAATGCTCCAATACTCTTTCATACTTTACTCCCAAGGAGCCTTTCGGTTCCTATTGCGAACGATTCGATGAGCCGGATTAAGTCGGTCAAAGAATAGTCCAGTTCCCGTTCCATCGGCATCCATTTCTACCTTCTTGAAGACCACCCAGCCAATTGACATGAGCAAGATCAGAATGTAGACAATGACAATTGCTGTATTCGAAGGCTGAACGGAGATGTAATCGAAATCCTTGAATTCGCGGCGTTTGAATTTCTTCACACCTTCCTGTCCAATCAACTGAACAACCTGAGCCGCATCGAAAGTAGGCATTCGCATAAGAGAATCTCGAATCACGATATTTGCCATCTTATCCTTAGACCACGAAAATACATACGCCCACAAGATCTTCCCTGAATTGTCAATTCCTACAGTAGTGACAAGTTCATTCTTGCCCCCACCCTTCCAATAAGATTCCTGATTACGTCCGGCATCAGGCCCTCGATTCTTGAAGACAATAAGATATGCATGACATTGCTTCATAGCACCATACTTACCGTTGTAGTAATTCAGGAGATCGTTCCCCTTACTCTGATTAGGAAGTTGAGTTTCCGTGAGAATCGAGATATTATCAAGTCCCTCCTCTTTGGGGTATTCGAAGACCTTAGTCTTGACCGGATCAATATTCTCGAAACTGAATAGAGTGGGTGCAGCCTGCACTCGATTTTCATAAGAATGCTTTGCAAAGAATGGAATCATCTTAGCAGAATCGCCATTCCAAGTAGAAACCCACTTATTTCCATTACGTGGATTACTACATGTGCTATGCCTATTGAGATTTACAAAACGCTTGCCGAACGAAACAGAAGCATTATTCCAGACCTCTTCAGTATTGAAGAAACCACTGCCAACCGTCGTCTCGTAGTCATAGCTATCGCCGTGCTCGTCGCAATACGAGCAGTCGTAATGATGCGTAGTGCAGGAACGATCATTTCCTGTTCCGCTACAGGTTTCATAAGAACAGGTTTTGGATACCCACTCATTCCAAGGTTCAATATGCTCGGCAGATGTCACCCAGCCACCGTAGAATTCAGTTGCACGAGTCTGATTGCTCTCAGACGTGAAAGCTCCAATCGTGCTCACGGCGAAGCTAATCGCTCCAAGTGCAAGAGGCTCCCACCAATTGATACGGCGTCCAAAGAAAGCCAGTGTTGTGAGCAGGGTGAGAATTGGGATCAGAAATGCGAACCAAATTGCCATATTGTCCTCCGTTGGTTAGTGACAGTATTAAGATACGACAGAAGTTCACAGGAGTCAACCAAAAATAAAAAACGCCCAACCTTTCGGTCAGGCGTTCAAAGTCTCTCAGAGACTTTTATCGGCCATTCATCTGGAACGTCTCGTCATCGACACCAGACTCGAAAGCCTTTTCGGATCGGGTCGAGGTCACAATCTGAACCTTGAATCGAGGCGCACCAGAAAGGAACAGAGTACCGGGGAAGGTCGTGATGAGATCATTGTGTTCACGGTCAATATCCAGAAGATCCTTCTGAACACCATTGAACTTGATTCTCTTCTCCTCGATCACATTTGCCAGCTTCTCATAGAGTCGAGAGTCGAAGGTGGGATTGGCCTCAGTGATGAACTTCATGAGAGATCCATCTCCCTTGGAGTATCGAGCATCCATGATGTGCGAATAGATGGAATCGAACTTCGATGCGTATGCATCGGTCACTCCACCAATTTCCTTCACGGTCTGCCACATTTCACTGTGGATGGTCTTGGACTCCACCTGCTTGGCATTGAAGAGATTGGTCAGGCGAGCGTTCTGATTTCCCATCGAGATGTACTTGGCGACTCCGATACCTGCGACTCCGATGATTCCGAGAACCACAGCGAGGACACCGATGAGAATGATCTTGGTAGTACTGGACATTTGCTTCTCCTTGTTGAATTTCTACCTTCACTTGAAGGGTCTTGTGTAAGATACGACGAAAGTCTCTAGTCGTCAACCGAAGGATGATAATATTTCTGGCGAAGATCATTCAACATAGCATCATCAAATTTAATGTCTACGTCGAAAATCACAGCATCAATATCACAATATGGACATATTGCAGTTTTGCTTCCATCTTCCTCTTCGATATGTTCGCGAACATCATCTGCAGGATAAATTCCACCACAGAAGAAACATCCTGCATTGTAACTGATTAATCTCTTATTCCAGTTACCCATTGACATTTGATGAATTGACTCTAGCTTCATCTTGTTCTCTCCATCTGTCAAGAGACACTTCCTTTACTCGTTTAATTTGAAGTTCCCAGTCATGTAGGTTTTTCAAATCATTTGGGTTAATCGATATTTGAGAGTTCTTTATAAATTCAATTAATACTAGCTGACCATTTAGGGCCTCGATTACCATATTATCTAATCGAAGGACACTTTCATTTCTACCGTTAAGCTGAACATTTATGTATTGACATTTACTTTCCAAATATCTAATATACTTGATTAACCTGTAGTGGATTAATCCATTCAATACAAAGAATAGTACTATCGTAGTTATTGGTAGAATTTTATCCACGAGACTCACGCCATGCGAGAATTGCACAAATGATAACAACTATAAGTTCGGTGCCTGCAAGAATTGCGTTCAATTTAACATATCCGAAACCAATGAACACCTTAAAGGCAAACCAAGCACCTACGAGGCCATTCGTCAGTACTCCGGTTGACCATTTAGTTTGCCAAAAGCCCATAAAACACCTCCATGTTATGCACTCAAAAGATACTACATGAACCGAGGTCCGTCAACTTATACCCCATAAGAGCATGATTACGAAAGATGAAAATGCGAGTGCATGTTTTCGGAAATTCATCAATCCCACCACCTTTCAATTCTCTTTTCAAGAATCAAAAAGAATAATCTACGGTTCTTATTTTT